AGCCCTACACATGAATCTGCTGAAGTAGATTTAATCTAGTCGACGCACCAGGGTGATGCTTTTGCGTTTGCTCCTGCGGCGGCTCATTTCAGCCAGGCTGCATACCGGGCCATGCAAGATGACAAGATCACGGTTGGTGAACGTGCGCACATAGGGACGGAACTGGTCCCAGTCACCCTTAAGGAATATGTTGATGGGTATGGTCCTGTTGCTTTCCCACCACCAGATGTTGGCCAGATCCAAGAACACACGTTTGGCGGCTATATCCTGTATGGCACCAAAGTCATAGATCGTGGTTATGGCCTCGTCTTGATTCTGTATGATGCCCACGTATTCTGTGGTGGCATAGCGGCACAAGGTTATAAACGGGTATTTTTCCGCCAGTTGGGCAAAGATGTCTGTGGTCATAGATCCAACCTATTTACCAAACCGTTTTAGCCAGGAAAATCTTGCAAGCTAAATACTCTGTATGTACTCGACCCAGGCCTATGTCTACCAGCAGATCACGCAAGTATTGCTGATCGACACAGGTGCGGGCGAAACTTTTACCTATAGGTACGATCCTGTGTACGCCAAACGCCTGACCATAAACAAGGGAGTTGACAATGTATTGCTGTTTGAGTTCATCAATCAGCAGGAAAAGCCCGTCAACATCACCGGTAGCACCTTTGTGTTCCGTGTGCTCAACACTGAAAGTGATGAGATCTTGATCCAGGAAAACATGGTGATCCTGAATGCGGCCACGGGCCGTGCCAAGGTCACCCTGACCAGTGAGCAACTACTAGAGGTCTTGGCACAGCCAGCTCGTTACAGCATCAGCAGGACCAGTGGAAATCTCACTGAAGCTGTGTTTGTGGATGCCCAGGCCGGTGCCCGTGCTCCGGTAGACATAGTGGATTCGGTGTTGCCTGAGCATGTGCCCAGTGCGCCTTTGACCATACCAACAACTAAAATATCAGCCCAGCTCAGCTATGACGGCGGAGCCTGGAGCCAGTATCCCATCAGCCCTTTGACCGGCCAACCCACTGGCAGCAACTACATTTTCAACACCCTGGCCAACACCGAATACTTTAGCAGTTTTATCGAGCCCACGAGTGCGGTCACAACCATACAGATGACCTTGGTGGGCTACACCGGTACCATCAAGGCCCAGGCCGCAGAAAATTATCAGAGCATATTCTACAATGTCACACCCAGCACCACATATCTCAATGAGACCCGCACCATACACATGAACATAGTGGGCTGGTTCCCTTTGCTGAGACTGTGTTTCAACAACAGCATATTTGGCGTGCCTGATCAGCCCAGCTCTCCGGCCTTGGCAGTGGCCACGGTCACTGATGGAGTGGTCACTGCCATCAACATCACCAACGGCGGCAGTGGCTATCTAGCGCCGCCCAGGATCGTCATAGTGGGCAACGGATCTGGTGCTCGTGCCACAGCCACCATAAACGACACCGGAGTGGTCACTGGCATCACGATCACCAATGGCGGTGCCGGCTACTGGCCCTTGCCCAATGTTGGTCCCAATGTTCCGGCTCCGGCCAATCCTGCCAATCTGGGTGCCGCTGTGTTGATAACCACGGGATATGTGGTAGATTTGCTGTATAGGTAACAATGCAATTTAAAAAAATTGTGGGGTTTGGCGATAGTTGGATGTGGGGCGACAAATTATTTGACCCCGAATTGTTGGAAGCATACCCGCTGGCAGACCCATTTTTAATACACAATACCAAGTATAGAGAATTAAACTGTTTTCTTGGAAGAATAGGGCAACACTATTCAGTACCTACCGAAAATTTTGGTATTGCCGGCGGCAGTCTACAAAGCACTATATGGACCTTTCTTTGGTGGCTTAATCATGAACCAGACCCGTCATCTTGTCTAGTGCTGGTTGGATTAACCAACAGTTATCGTTTCAGCTATTATAATCCAAGGCATATACGATATGACAATGACCCTCCGTGGAATCGATTTGTACACAGCGCCTGGACCCAAGAATCTGAATTTCAAGAACTCATAAAACAACAAACAGTGTTAACTGATTGTAAAGAATTGCACCAACTAAATTTTCAACAATCGGTACTGACATTTGATGGCATAGCTGCAAGACGAAATTTAAATCTGCTACAATTTAAAATATTTCCAGAATCTACATTATCCTATACACCACCTACTTTGGTAAGTCCTGATACCGATCTCAAAACCTGGTTAGACGATCAAGGGCAACAATATCTTAAACCGTGCCGCCACCCAAACGAAAACGGACACAATTTGATTAGTAAACAATTGATTTCTTTCATAGATTCCTGTATAATCAAAGGATGATCGATGTACTTTCCTACTTGCCAGCCAAGCGAAAACAAACTGCTTCAGGCTGGATCAGCGTCAATGCCCCCTGTTGTGTTCACAAAGGTGAAACTGCGGATCGCCGGCAACGTGGTGGCATCAAGCCTGGTGCCAACGGATCCTGGTCCTGGCACTGTTTCAACTGTGGGTTCACTGCCAGTTTTGTTGTGGGTCGCACGCTGACATTCAAGGCCCGTCGCTTGTTGGAATGGATGAATGTTCCGGCCGAAGAAATAGAACGTATCAACCTGGAAAGTCTGCGACATCGCAACATGGAAGGCCTGTTGTCGGACCGGCAACGAGTGGCCAATCAGTTGCAGAGCATTGAGTTTGAAGATCGTGACTTGCCGGCAGACACCATGCCCTTGTCAGAAGCAGCACAGTCCTACTTGCAGGCACGAAACATGCCGGCAGATTATCCATTCCTGTACAAGACCATGCCCAGGCCAGGTGTGGTGATTCCGTTTACTTACGACAGTCAAGTGGTAGGACATGCTACCAGATTTTTAGACGACCGCACGCCCAGATACATCAATGATACACAACCAGGTTATGTGTTTGGCACAGACTTACAAGGCCGAGACTGGCGCTATGTGCTAGTGGTCGAAGGAGTGTTTGATGCACTGTCAATAGGTGGCTTGGCAGTGTTGCATGCTGACATAAATGATGCACAGGCCCGACTCATACGCAGTCTTGATAGAGAAGTTGTGGTGGTGCCAGATCAAGATGCGGCAGGCATGCGCCTGGTGGATCGGGCAGTAGAACTTGGATGGTCGGTGAGCATGCCTGCATGGCCTGCGGATGTCAAAGATGTCAACGATGCTGTGATTCGTTGGGGCCGCGCGGCCACAGTGATAACTATCATGCAGGCCCGTGAGACCAGTCCGATCAAAATCGAACTAAGGAAACGCCAACTTAGCAAACCATGGAAAAAAGTACATGCTTAAGGATTATGGATTAGACGTCCAACGACTGTTTTTAGAAATGATGTTGCAGGACGCAGAGAGTTATGTGCGTGTGCAGAACATCTACAATGCCGAAAACTTTGACAGAAGTTTGCGACCAGCAGCCGAGTTTATAGCACAGCACAGCGACGAGCACAAAACCCTGCCGGCCGCAGAGCAGATCGCGGCTGCCACGGGCATACGACTAAATCACATAGCTGATCTCAACGAAGGTCATTTCGAATGGTTCATGAGCGAGTTTGAAAGCTTCACCCGCAGGCAAGAACTAGAACGAGCAATCCTAAAAAGTGCAGACTTGCTGGAAAAGGGCGAGTATGATCCTGTGGAAAAACTGATCAAGGATGCGGTACAGATCAGCCTGACCAAGGACATGGGCACAGACTACTGGTCTGATCCCCGCGCCAGGATCAACAAATACTTTAATAGCGGTGGACAGGTGTCAACAGGTTGGCCACAGATGGACCGTATCCTGTATGGTGGATTCAGCCGTGGCGAACTCAACATTTTTGCCGGCGGGTCAGGATCGGGCAAGAGCTTGGTCATGATGAACATAGCCTTGAGCTGGTTGCAGATGGGTCTAAGTGGCGTGTATGTGAGTCTGGAACTCAGTGAAGAACTGTGTGCTCTGAGAACTGACGCCATGTTGGCTGGGATGAGCACCAAAGAAATCCGCAAGGACATAGATCAGACTGAACTCAAAGTTAAGTTGGTTAGTAAGAAAGCTGGACAGTATCGTATCAAGGCCTTGCCAGCACAGAGCAACATCAACGACATAAGAAGCTATATCAAAGAAGTGCAAGTGCAAACAGGACTGAAAGTGGACTTTGTCATGGTAGATTACTTAGATTTACTGATGCCTGTGAGTGCAAAAGTCAGCCCCAATGACCTGTTTGTCAAAGACAAGTACGTGAGTGAGGAACTGCGTAACTTGGCCAAAGAACTCAATGTGTTGTTTGTGACAGCAAGTCAGTTGAATCGTAGTGCTGTGGAAGAGATTGAGTTTGATCACAGTCATATCAGTGGTGGTATATCAAAGATCAACACCGCCGACAACGTGTTTGGTATCTTTACTTCGAGAGCCATGCGTGAACGTGGCAAGTATCAGATACAGTGTATGAAATCGCGTAGTTCAACGGGGGTTGGACAAAAGATTGACCTTGACTACAACATTGAAACCATGCGTATCACTGATCCGGGCGAAGAAGCCAGTTCCGTTAACAGTTTCAGAAAACCTGACATTCTCAGCAGCATAAAAACTCAAAGTCGCATGGTCACGCCGATAGAACAAATTGAGGATTCTGAAAAAATCACAGCTGAAGTGCAAAGTGTCAAACTCAAACAGTTGCTGGGTAAAATCAAACAAACGTAATGGCCAATCAATTCTGTAGATACCTATCCAACGGACTATCTTTTTTCGTAAGACAAAATGAGGCCATGGTCTCGCCATGTTGTTGGTTTGGAAAACAAATACCACTTGATTCGCAATTTCAAAGAAATTACAAAAACGCCGTTGATTCAGTCAATGGTTGGACCAATGCCTGTTCAGCATGCAAAGTACTTGAAGATGCAGGACAACAAAGTTTGCGACAAACAGGACCAGACTGGATTCACGGTGATGCACCACACGGAGATCCGGTGTGCATAGACATTAATTTAGATATTAATTGTAATGCGGCTTGCGTAACTTGCGGAGCAGACTCTAGCTCTCTCTGGAAAATAGAAAATGCCAAATTATTAGGTAAAAAAATAAAATTAGAACTATATGACGATACTGTCAACAAGTCTATATCAAAGATACTAGAATCTGTGTCTCTGGACCAAGTGCGGTATGTGAAATTTTATGGTGGTGAACCGCTGTTTACAGATACACACTTAAAATTTATAAAGCACATACCGTATCCAGAACAGGTAACACTACACTACACTACTAACGGATCTATATATCCTAATGATGCGGTCCTTAACGAATGGAAAAATTTTAAAACAATAATTTTTGCCGCAAGTTTAGACGGAATAAAAGAACAATTTGATTATGTGCGTTGGCCTTTACCGTGGCATAAAGTCAGTAAAAATTTAATTCGACTTAGAGAAAACAAAGACATATGGAATCTGATGTTTAGGGTAGAATTTACAGCTAATTTTCTTAATACATATTATTTTGATCGACTTGAGGACTGGATCAAAAACAATTTAGATATTAATTTGAGTGGTGACAAAACTGAAATTAATGTTCATCCGTGTTGGGGGATATGGGAGTTGGTGAAAATGCCCTACAACATCAGAGAAGCAGTTTTAAAAAAATATCCAGTTAATCATGTAATACATAGACT